CTCTGCCAAGCTGGGCGTGACCCGTCAAACCGTCCACAACGCCCGCAAATCCTCAGCGATTCTGTAAAAAGTTTCCCCCTGTAAGTCTTGACGCCGGTCGCGCAATGATGCGGACATGGCATACACCCAAACCCAGCTTGACACCATTGAGGCGGCTATCGCTTCCGGGACCCTGCGCGTTGAAATCGACGGGCGGGTGGTGGTGTATCAATCGCTGGAGGCACTGACCAAGCTGCGCGACCAGATGAAGGCCGAGTTGGGTGTCGCGACCCCCGCGAGCGCGCGTGGCCGTGTCTGGTCCCCAACTATTTCCAGCGGACTATGAGCGCCGTGATTGATTTCGTCGGCAAGATTGCCGAGAAGGTCGCCCCCACCCGGCCACCGGAAGCGCGTCGATACGATGCCGCCTCCAAGACCAAGCGTCTATCCGGCTGGCTCGCGCCTTCGACCGATGCCAACTCAGCCATCAATGACGCGCAGACCATTCGCAATCGTGCGCGGGATCTGGTGCGGAATAACGCATGGGCCGCGAAAGGCGTCGGCGTCATCGTCAATAACTCGGTGGGCTACGGCATCCGCGCACAACTGAAAGCCTCCAGCCAACTCCGCACCCGCCAAGCCAATGCGCTGTGGCAGCAATGGGCAGAAACGACCGCCTGTGATGCGGATGGCATGCACGACCTCTATGGTTTGCAGGCCATTGCCATGCGGGCCTTGGTAGTGGACGGCGAATGCCTGATCCGTATGCGTCCTCGCCGGTTGGAAGACAACCTGCCGCTGCCATTCCAGATTCAACTTCTGGAAGCCGACTTCCTTGCAGACGATAGCCGAGCTTTGCCGCTGGGAAACAACACCGTCCACAACGGCATTGAGTTCGACGGCCTGGGCCGCCGTGTCGCTTACCACCTGTATCGAACCCATCCGGGTGACACCAGTGCCTACGGTAGCTGGAACATCGAAATCACCCGCGTTCCGGCCAGTGAAATCATCCACCTGTATCGGAAAGATCGTCCCGGCCAGGATAGGGGAGCGTCTTGGTTTTCGCCCGCTGTTGTCACCTTGCGAGACCTGTCAATTTATGAGGATGCCAGCCTAAAACGCGCCCAAGGCGGAACTCTGTTTTGTGGGTTTCTAACTTCAGATGACCCACAGGCATTTGGCGATGAGTTGGATGAAGAAATTCCTGATCTGCAACCAGGAACAATGTACTTGCTAAAGCCTGGGCAGTCGGTGCAGTTCAACGATCCACCGGAACCGCACGATCCTGCGTTTCGTGATTCCACGCTGCGGGCGATTGCCGCTGCCTTGGGCATCACCTATGAAGCCCTGACCGGCAACCTCTCCGAAGTCAATTTCAGTTCAGCCCGTCTAGGTGCGCACGAAATGTCGCGCAATCTTGATTCTTGGCTGTGGGCCACCTTCATCCCGCGCTTCTGCAATGGCGTCTTTGCCTGGTTCAAGGACATGCTGGCCGCCACCACAGAGATCCAGACCGCTGGCTTGTCCGTCGAATGGACACCGCCCGCCCGCACCCTAATCGACCCAAACAAGGAATGGAACGCACTCCAGACCGCCGTCCGTTCCGGTTTCATGTCCCTACCGGAAGCTATTCGCTCACAAGGGTTTGACCCTGACGCCGTTCTGGCAGAGCAAGCCGAATACCTCGCCAAGCTGGATGCGGCGGGTGTGATTGTCGAGAGCGACTACCGCTTTGACGCCACACCGAAAGTCACTGCCAGCACCACGACCGGAGATACAAATGCCGGAAATTAAACAGACCGGAGTTCAGTTCCGTGAACTCAAGTTCGACATCAAGCCTGATGTGGAATCCCGCGTGTTTTCCATTCCCGTGTCCAGCGAAGCCCCTGTGGAACGTTGGTGGGGAACCGAGATCCTCGACCACTCTGCCGAAGCCGTTGACATGTCACGGCTACAGGATGGCGCACCGCTGCTGCTGGACCACGACCCGACTCGCCAGATCGGCGTGATTGAAGGTGCCAGTGTCAGTGCCGACAAACGCCTTAACGCCACCATCCGCTTCAGCCGTTCCGCGCTGGGTGAAGAAGTGATGCAGGACGTGATGGACGGCATCCGCCGCAACGTCAGCATCGGCTACCGCATCGACTCGCTTCAGGAAGTCAGCAAGGACACCTATCTGGCCAACCGCTGGCTGCCGATGGAGATCTCCGTCGTCTCCGTCCCCGCTGATGCAGGCGTCGGTTTTGGCCGAGGTGCGGACGATTACAACCCTCTTGATTTACTCACTCAACAAAGGAGTCCGGCTATGTCCGATCCCATTGAAGAAACCCCGGTGGATGAGACAGCGCCGGTTCCCGAAATCGTAGCCGAAGAAGTCGAGGCACCTGTGGACGCGGAAGAAATTCGCGCTGCATCCGCCAAGGCAGAACGCGCTCGTATCGCCAGGATTAACGAAGTCGGCACCCGTGCTGCGGTTGATCCTACCGTTATCAAACGCTTCATCGACGCCGGAACCCCTGCCGACGAAGCCTCTCAGGAGATTTTGCGTATGTGGTCTGAAAAAGTCGATCAGCAAGTCAACACACCGCACATCGAGGCCGGTCTGTCTTCAGAAGACAAGTTCCGCGCCGGTGCCGTCGCCGCCCTGGCACATCGTGCCGGATTCGAGAAGGACGATCCTTCCAACGAGTTCCGTGGCAAATCCCTGCATGAACTGGGCGCTCGCGCTCTGGAAATGAAGGGTCACAAAGTCAGCGGCATGACCCGCAGCGAAATTGCTGGCATGTTGCTGCGCGGCCATTCCACCAGCGACTTCCCGCTGCTGCTGGCTGATGTTGCCAACAAGTCTCTGCAAAGCGCCTACGGCATCTATCCGCAGATCTGGAACCAGATCGCCGCTGTCGGTTCCGTCAGCGACTTCAAGACCATCAACATGATCCGCATGGGCAGCTTCTCCAGTCTGTCCACCATCGTTGAGGGCGCTGAGTACACCCAGGGCAGCTTCAGCGAAGAGCGCGAACAGTTGACTGCTGTGACCAAGGGCAAATACATCCAGATGACCCGTCAGATGATTATCAATGACGACTTGTCTGGCTTCAGCCGCATGGCCAACATGCTGGGCCGCGCTGCTGCTCGCACCGTCAATGCCGACGTGCTGGGTGTCCTGACTACCAATGGCGCACTTTCTGACAACGTAGCACTGTTTCACGCTGACCACAGCAACTTGGCTGGATCGGGTGCCGCTATCAGCGTTGCCACACTGGGTGCAGGCCGCGCTGCCATGCGTAAGCAGAAGGACGCTTCTGGTCTGGATGCGACAAACATCATGCCGCGCTACCTGCTGGTGCCGGTCGGCAAGGAAGACATGGCCCGCGAAATCGTCACCAGCCCGTACAACACGGACACCGCTGGCCAGTTGAAGAACAACAGCATCCGCTCCTGGTCGCCGCTGGAAGTCATCTCCGATCCGCTGCTGGACGACAACTCAGCCACCGCCTGGTATCTGATTGCCGACCCGATGGATGCTCCGCTGCTGGAAGTTCGCTTCCTCGACGGACAGCAGACCCCATACGTCGCCAGCGAAGAAGAATTCATGACCGATGCGGTCCGCTGGAAGGTTCGCCTCGACTACGGCGTGGCTGCCAACGACTATCGCGGCGGCTACAAGAACGCTGGCGCTTAAGTAACAGACCGGGCGGCGTAACTGCCGCCCACCATCCGAAGAGGAATTGATATGGCTACAAATCAAGTGCAATCCGGTGAGGTCATCACCATCACTGCCGGTGCCGCCTATAGCGCGGGCGATGTTGTCAAGGTTGGCAACATCCTCGGCGTCGCAATCACTGACATTGCCAATGGCGCATCCGGTGCGGTGGCCATCGAAGGCGTCTTCGATGTGCCGAAGGTCTCTGGCGCGGTTATCGCAGCCGGTGAAAGCCTGACCTGGGACGTGTCTGTTGGCAAATTCGATGACAACGCAGCATCCCCGGCAACGGGCGATGTAACGGGTGCGGCTGCCGTCGCGTTTGAAGCGGCTGGAAATGGTGTTACCACCATCGCAGTCAAATTCACCGGCGTTCCCGGCACCGTCGCCTAAGACTGATGGCCAGCGCCTTTGACCAACTCGCCAGCAGGGCGCATGTCGCTCTGCAACAAACCTTCGGCTCCGCCATCACGATGGATGGAGTCGATGGCACAGCGATTGTCACGCCTCAAGACGACATGATGCTGGGCAATACGGTGCAGATGGTCAACGGCGCTCACTTGATGTTCCGTGCAGCGGATTTCCCTGCAATCGAAGTGCGGTCAGCCGTGACCGTGGGCGATACCGAGTACACCGTGCTCGAAATCGATGACGTGGACTCGGCAGGGATTCGCAAGGCCAGGATGGCCCCGGCATGAACATCGACGG